GAACAAGTAGATTTTTTATCTTATAAACATAGACATAATTTTAGATTTAGATTAGGATATAAAGTAAATAAAAACGATAGAGAAATTGAAATATTTATGCAAGAAGATTTAGTTAAAGAATATTTAACTGAGTGTTACGGTTCTCCTTTACATTTTGAGGGAATGAGTTGTGAAATGATTTGTGAAGATTTATTAATATTTGGAAAAGATGATGGTTGTATATGGGTAGAAGTATTTGAAGACAATAGAGGTGGAGCAAGAGTAGATTTATGATAGTGCCAAACCAAGAAAATATAAAAGTTCATTTTGCAGGAGCTGAACAATTAAACCATACTATAAGTATTTTATCAGGAAAAGTTAAATATGGTTTAGGTACTGCTTTCCCTTTTGTATATAAAATGTTTAAAAATGGAAAAATTGATGAAAGAAATTTAATAAAAAAAATATCTTCTACTTACAAGCATTTTATTTTAGATAGTGGACTGTTTACTTTAATGTTTGGTTCACTTAAAGGAAAAAAAGATGAAGCTTATTTAGATAAGTGGTATGAGTGTTTAACCGATTATGTATTACACGAACAGTATAAAGGAACTATGGTTGAAGTAGATTGTCAAAAAGTTTTAGGAGTGGAAAAAGCTTGGGAGTATCGAATAAAAATGAAAAATAAAATGCCTAATAGGATTATAAATGTTTTTCATTTTGAGGATGGTAAAAAAGGTTTAGATAGATTAATTGAATTTTCTGATTATATAGCATTAAGCGTTCCTGAATTAAGATTTATAAAAAAAAAAGAATATTTAAACAAATTAGCAAATTATATAAAAAACAAAAAACCTGAAATTGATATTCATTTATTAGGATGTACTGAAAAAAATAAATTAAAAGAATTAAATTTTTGTACCTCAGCAGATTCAACAAGTTGGTTAGCACCAAGCAAGTTTGGTAGTATAGATACTTTGCAAGGTATGAAACATATTAGAAATTTAAAAAAAGAAATTTATTTAGATAGATTTAAAAAATGGTCAGTGGCAAAAAATAAATATTTTCCTAATTCTAAAATTCCTAATAATAAAAAATACTTTGGAACTGAAACTTTTTCAGCAGAAGAATTTTTAAAAATATATAATCAATATGGAGGTAATCAAAATTAAAGAATGAAAATAGAAAAGAAATATTATTTTTATGCAGGTCATAGAAACAAAACAGCAGGAGTTAAATGTGGTAGATTACACGGACACACCTACGATGTAAAATGTGTATTTAAATTTACTACAATGAAAGATGGAGTTACAATGTTGTTTAGTGATATAGATAAAAAAGTGGAACCTATTATAAAATTTTATGACCATTATTTTATTTTATGGAATGAAGACCCTTTATGTGACATATTAAGATTTGCTGAAGAACCTTATAGACAAGTACCATTTGAAACATCAGCAGAAAATATGGCAATTTGGTTATTTAATAGAATAAAAAATGAAGCAAAAATGCCGATAGTTAGAATAGAATTAGCAGAAACAAAAACAAGTACAATTATATATGAACCAGAAATTAGCAATTAGTGAAGTTTTTTACTCAATTCAAGGAGAGGGAAAAACAGTAGGAATTCCAAGTGTGTTTGTTAGGTTAGGAGGTTGCAACTTAATGTGCGGAGGAATGGGAACTCAGTTTGATGGTGAATTACACAACGGAGCAGAGTTTAGATGCGATACAGTTGAGGTATGGATGAAAGCTACTTCAATAAATGTAAACGAAATATTAGATAATAGATGTATAAAAGCAATTCAAAACGGTGCTCACATTATTTTAACAGGTGGGGAACCAACAATGCAACAAAAAGGTTTAGAAGAATTTATGAAATATGTGTACAAAGAAGTTAATCAGTACGCTTATTTTGAAGTTGAAACTAACGGAACTATAATGCCAAATGAATATTTATTGCTTAATATTGATTTATGGAATTGTAGTCCTAAACTTTTAAATAGTGGAAACGATAGGTCAATGACATTTAAACCTGAAGTCATAAAAGAATTAAATAAACATAATACTATTTTTAAATTTGTAATAAACGACATAAAAGAATGGAAAGAAGTTAAAGAAATTTATTATGACATAATAGATAAAAATAAAATTTACTTAATGCCAGCAGGAGAAAATCAAGACTTACTAAACGACAATAAATTAAATGTAGTAGAATTAGCAATAGAAAATTACGTTAACTTTACTACAAGATTACATATAGAAATTTGGAATAAAAAAACAGGAGTATAAATATGGAAACAATAAAACACTTTTTAGGATTATGTGAACATACTAATCACATAAACATTTTTACATTAACTATTATATTATTATTAATTAAGATTATTTATGAAAAAAACTTATATAACGTGGGAAGTTATTTACGACAGGTTAAACACTATTTTAAATAATACACCAAAAGATAAAACTTTTTATGGCGTTCCTCGTGGAGGTCAAGTCGTTGCAGGAATGACAGGTCGAGCAGTTGATACTATTGAAAAAGCTGATATTATTATTGACGACTTAATTGATAGTGGAACAACTGAAGAAAGATATAAAGTACATAATAAACCTTTTTTAGCTTTAATAGATAAAAGAATTGAATTACAAAACCATTGGTTAGTATTTCCTTGGGAAGTTAAAGATGATGGGGAAGAAACAGTTGAAGATAATATTACAAGATTATTACAATACTTTGGCGAAGATGTAAATAGAGAAGGTTTAAAAGATACACCAAAAAGATATGTAAAGTTTTTTAAAGAATTTCTTAATCCTCCTAAATGGAATTGCACTACATTTGAGGGGGAAGGTTACGATGAAATGATTATACAAAAAAATATTCCTTTTCATTCTTTATGTGAACATCACATAGCACCTTTTTTTGGAGAGGGTCATATCGCTTATATACCAAATAAAAAAATAGTTGGTTTATCTAAACTTGCAAGAACATTAGAAACCTATTCAAGAAGATTACAAAACCAAGAACGAATAACAACACAAGTGGCTGAGTTTTTGTGGAATGAATTACAACCAAGAGGAGTGGCAGTTTCATTGACTGCTAAACATATGTGTATGGAAATGAGAGGAGTAAGAAAACATAATACTTGGACTACTACTAATAAATTATTAGGATTCTTTAAAGAAAAAGATGAGTGTAGAAACGAATTTTTAAATTGTATAAAATGAACAAAACCGAACACCATAAAAAAGCATTACTTGAAGCACTTGAAAAAAGCTTAGGAGTAGTAACAACAGCTTGTAAAAGAGTAGATATAGGAAGAACTACTTACTATGAATGGTATAATAATGACGATGAATTTAGAACTAAAGTAGATGACTTACAAAACGTGGCATTAGATTTTGCAGAAAGTCAACTACATAAACAAATATCTGAAAACTCAACTGCTGCAACTATTTTTTATTTAAAGACAAAAGGGAAGAAAAGAGGTTATATTGAAAGACAAGAAATTACTGGTGCTGATGGTATGCCTACTAACTTTCAAATTGAGATAATTGATAAAACCGAAGATACAGACTAATATTGTTTATAAACATTTAGTAAAGAGTAAAAAAAAAATAGTAGTTGAACAGGGAGGAACTCGTTCAGGTAAAACTTATAATATTCTTCTTTTTATTATATTTCATTATTGTACAAATAACAATGGTAAAATAATTACTATATGTCGTAAAACCTTTCCAAGTTTACGAGCAACAGTTTTAAGAGATTTCTTACACATATTAAATCACTACCAAATATATAGAGATGAACTACATAATAAAAGTAGTAGTGAATATTATTTGTTTGGAAACTTAATTGAATTTACATCACTTGACCAGTCACAAAAGATTAGAGGAAGAAAAAGAGATTTACTTTTTATTAATGAAGCAAATGAGTTGTATTGGGAAGACTGGCAACAACTTATATTTAGAACTCAAGAAAGAATAATAATTGATTTTAACCCTTCAGATGAGTACCATTGGATATACGACAATGTTATAACTCGTGAAGATTGTGAATTTTATAAAACTACTTATTTAGATAATCCTTTTTTAGAAGAAGTTATAAAACAAGAAATTGAAAGGTTAAAAGAAACTGATGACCAGTATTGGCAAATTTATGGATTAGGAGAAAGAGCTTCAAGCATTAGTACAATATTTAAATATATTGAGGTTAAAAAAATACCTGAAGAAGCTAAACTTATTGCTTATGGAATGGACTTTGGCTATAGTAATGACCCTACTACTTTAGTTTCTGTTTATACAAAAGATTTTAACTTATATATAAAAGAACACTTATATAGAACTAAAATGACTACTCACGATATTCATATGTTTTTAAAAGAACAAAACTTACAACGTAATCCTATTTATGCTGATAGCGCAGAACCTCGTTTAATTGATGAACTTAGAAGAATGGGTCATATAATTTTACCAAGTTTAAAACGAAAACAATGTATAAACGCTGGGATTGAATTATTAAGAAGGTATACGAATCCTAGAACATCTGATTCTAATAATGCAATACAAGAATTAAGAAACTATAA